TGAGCGATGCAGAGAAGTAGAAGCGCATAGAGATAGTCATTTGGACTTATGGGCCAGATTCCATTACAAAAGTTCAATCATTACGTTCTTGGGAACTATTCAGGAAGTCTTATGCAATCCTGATATCACTATTGGTTTGCTATCTTACTCTGCCCGACAAGCAAAACCATTTTTGAGACAGATAATGCAGGAGTTTGACAGCAATGCGAAACTCAAAACACTGTACTCAGATATACTTTGGGAAAAACCTCGCCTTCATGCCCCTAAATGGGCCGAGAATGAAGGAATTTGCGTTAAACGCATGGCTAACCCTAAAGAACAAACCGTCGAGGCTCATGGCCTTGTTGATGGTCAGCCTACTGGACGACATTTTGATCTTATTATTTATGATGATGTGGTAGTTCAGGATGCAGTCACAACCCCAGAACAGATAAAAAAGACAACCACATCGTGGGAGCTTTCTCTTAATCTGGGTTCAACGCATTCTCCAAGATATCAGTATGCTGGAACGAGGTATTCATATGGCGATACATATGGAACTATCCTACAGCGGGCGGCTGTAAAGCCAAGAATACATCCCGCCACAGACAATGGTCAGATGGATGGAAATCCTATTTTTCTTACAAAGGAAAGATGGGAAGAGATAAAGAAAACAACCTCTACTTATATTGTTGCTTGCCAGCAATTATTGAATCCGATTATAGGTTCTGATGTTTCGTTCAAGGACGAGTGGTGGAGGGAATGGGAAATACGCCCTTATACTTTGAATGTTTATATCATGTGTGATCCAGCGCACTCGCGCAAGAGGGCTTCCAATAGGACTGCTGTAGCGGTGGTTGGAGTTGACGCGAATTATAATAAGTATTTGCTTGATGGAGTTTGTCATCGTTTAAGTTTATCTGAACGATGGAACTTTATAAAACAAATAAGGAAAAAATGGAAATCAGCTCCCGGCGTAAGAGAGGTAAAGATCGGCTATGAACGATACGGGGCGCAATCAGATATTGAACACTTTAAGGAAATGATGAGAATTGATGGCAGTTCATTTCCGGTCTATGAGCTGAATTGGACTGGTGGAGGAAGTTCTCAGTCTAAGGTAGATCGAATACAAAGACTTGAGCCAGATTTAAAAGATGGGTCTTTTTTCTTTCCTTATAGAACGGATGAGAAGAGGTTAACGTCTCACCAAAAAGATGTGAAAGAAAGAAAGCAGTCTTTTCTTATTTCTAAAAAAATAATTAGAAAAGATGAGGAAGGCCATTCTTATGATTTGGTTGATTGGGTTAAAAGAAATGAATACGATTTATTTCCCACCATTCATCCTGATTTCTTAGATGCGCTTTCTAGAATTTATGACATGGACCCTATTCCACCAAGAATTAGACAACATGGTTCTTTGGAACCAGCGGCTGAGGCATTGTACTGATGACAAGAAGATCCAGAATAGGAAATCGTAGAGATTATCCTCGTCGTCGTGTTGCTTACATTATGACGGATGGGAAAAAGTTTTATGAAAGACAACCACGCAATTTTCCATATGGGATTACTCCATACGTCCAGAATTTTTACTGGGATGTAGGATACTGCGTAAACGATTAACAGGGATAATTTTCAATGGCTACATTAACTCTCAGATCCGTAAAAGGCTCTCCATTAACATTTGTTGAAATGGATGACAACCTTACTGGTTTAAATACCAAGCAGGAATTGATCGACACCTATGATACGGGTGCTTCGATGGATAGAACAACTGATTTTATTGTTTACTGGGATGCAGGTACAAGCACTACAAAGAAAATATCTCCAAACGATAGTGTATTCTTTCAAAGAACGATTGTTATGAAGTGTATTCCAGATGATATTCCAACTTACACTGGTGATGGAATCACTAGGACGGTTGTTCCTAATGCGCTTAATTTATTAAACTTATTTGCGATTAATGCTCATATATTCACTGTGGGTTCTGGGGTTACGAAAGTTACTGTGCAATTACATAATGAAACTTCAGGCGTGGATGTTTTAACGACGCCTGTTACAATTGATGTGGGAGAGTCAGATTCTATAACCGCAGCCGTGCCACCTGTGATTAATTCTTCTGGAACAACTAATAGGGTTTCAGAAGGTGATGTTTTGAGGATTGATGTGGATGCGATATCGACTGGCGCTAAGGGACTTGAAGTTAGGATGACTTATAAAGGATGATACAAAGTAAAATAGAATCTTTCCCGCCTACTGTTGTTGTTGAGCCGAAAATTATTCCTATGCCTGAAGTTGTTGCTGGAGTTAATCATAACCCAGAATTAACCAGATCCAATATAAGGAAAAATATTGAACTGGATGTTGAGCAGATATCTCCTTACGACACCCAATGGGATTCAGAAGTTTGCGTTGCTGGCGGCGGTGCTTCTTTAGAAGATAATTTTGAGTTATTGATGGATAAGTACAAAAGCAAAATGCCTGTAATAACCGTTAATGGTTCTTATAAGTATTGTATGGATCGAGGATTGCGTCCAGCGGGAATGGTAATGCTGGACCCTAGAGAGTTTAATAAAAGATTTGTAGATCCTATTCATGATGATTGCAAATACTTTATTGCTTCTCAGTGCGATCCATCAGTTTTTGAAAAACTTGAGGGAAAAAATGTTTACATGTGGCACTGTAATACTGCTGAAGAGGAAACAGTGTCCATTTTAAATGAGAAGTATGGAGAAGCGCATAAGGATTATTTTCCTATTCTTGGCGGTTCAACAGTCATGCTTCGGTCAATTCATTTGTTAAGAATGTTGGGGTTTCCAAAGTTTGAAATTTTTGGATTTGACAGTTGTATTATGGGGGACCATCACGCTTATGAACAACCCGAAAATGATGATGAAGAAGTCATTACTTTGGTAGTTGGAGATAGGAGTTTTCAATGCACTGTAGCTCAGTACCATCAAGCGAAGGAGTTTATTGAGATGGTTTCAATGACTGGAGAGCATTACGAAATGATTGTTCATGGTGATGGGTTGATTTCTTACTTAATAAACAATCCAGAAATTTTAAATGGGGAGGTAAATTGATATGGCGGCAAGCGCATGGAGTTTTTATAATAGCTTTAGAGAGTATGTGGGGAAAGCTGAGTTTGATATAGTTGCTAATACATTTAAGATGGCTGTATTCACAAATGCAACTACAACTGTAACTACGAAGACACTAAGTACCTATGCATCATTAAATGGTGAGGCGACAGGAGGTTCATATGTTGCTGGCGGAAAGGCTATGGTTAGTAAGACTTGGGCTTCTGTTGCAACTGACAAGTATCGTTTTGGTGCGGCTAATTTAATATTTACGGCAAGTGGTTCTGATATTTCTAATATCCAGTATGCCGTGTTATATAAAGACAGCGGGAAGCTTATCGCTTATTCTCAGTTAACTACTACGGCATTTAATTTAGCTCAGGATAATACATTAACAATTGCGCCAAGCGCTAATGGCATATTTGAATTGTCATAAGGAGGAATCATGGCACTAGAATCTGCCGCTTGGGTAACTCAACTTGTTGATACAAACCCAACAGTCACGGACCTTGTAAATCAAGGCGACGACCATTTGAAAATGATAAAACTTGTTCTGAAGAATTCATTTCCTAGCACGTCAATAACAGCTATTGTTCCTAATATGACTAGTCAATCTGGGAAGTTTTTAACAAATGATGGAACTGATTCGTCATGGGGGACTCCAGTTGCTGGTGATCCCGCTGGCACAGCCGTCGCAATGGCGATTGCTTTAGGCTAGGAGAATAATATGGCTAATGATTTTACCTTCGGCGCGGTTAATTTAACGAATACTACTCGCACTTTAGTTTATAGTGTTCCAACCTCTCCGGTTGGAAAGACTGCTGTAATACATTCTTGCACGGTTGCTAATACTGATGGGACAGATTCTATTGATGTAACCTTAGAAGTTTATGATAATAGCGCTACAACTTATTTTCCTGTTTCTTCTACTGTTCCAGTCCCTGCGGATTCGGTTCTTGTTTTAGATGGAATTAAACTCAATCTAGAATCGGATGACAAGTTATATGCAACCTCTTCGGATGCAAGTGGCAATTTAACTGTTTTTGCATCCGTTCTAGAGATTACCCCATAATGTCATATCTAGGAAGAACCCAACTCAAATCGAGTGATATTAGAAATGCTGGTCCTACTACGGCTAGTGGTGGAGAAGCGTATGTTGATGCGACTTGGAATGCGCCTAATATCCAATCATTGCTTTTTACAATTAATGGTATAAAGCAAGGGACAAGCTCCTATACGATAGGTGGAACTCCAACAAGGTTAACTTTAACTGGTGGAGCTACATTAACTGCTGGGGATATTTGGGAAATTATTGGCATCAATGATATTGGTACAACGATCACCCCGGCTGATGGCACTGTCAATCTAGCAAAGATGGACGCAGGTACAGCAACTTCCGGTTATTTTTTGAAGACTGATGGAAGCGCTCTTTCTTGGGCAGCAGCAGCACTACCACCAACAATGTCAGCAATAGCAACTTGCCCATCTAAGATAGACGATGATCGGATTTTAGTCGTAGCCATTTAGATTCCAAACGCAGCCGAGATTTCGTCTTCAGAGAGTCCTAGCGCAGC